TCGTTATTACGCACGATGGAAGGCACGCAAGGAGGATGAGAAGCGAAAAGTTATCTCGATTGATATGAATACGTTTCTTCAGACGGGTGAGAAGAAAAAAATCTGACATACATAATGGGGGCTTTTGGGTCTCCATTATTTGTTTTATTTGGTAAAATCAGTTTATTACGTTTATATTTTATTGTGATGATTACCAATTTCATAGTAAACTATCCTTACATTTGAAACAATTAAACAACAAAACACGATAATATGGATGCTCTTCAGTTTGAAACCGAGATAAAGGGCACAGCCCTGAGAACTTTAGAACAGATACAGACCATCTTGGAGTCTATATCAAAAAAAACCACGATCACTCTCGCTGTTGAGGGATTCGAGGATTTCAAGAGGTTTATCCAAAGTGACGATTTCAAGAATATTGCGAAGAATATATCATCTGCATTCGGCGGCAAGAAAGCCCAGAATGTCGAGCAGTTCTTTACTAACCTGCGTAATGAAATAGAGAAAGTCAAGACGGCCCTGAAGACAGATGACTTCTCGACTTTCATGAATCAGATCGAGCAGCTCACCAAGCAGTTCTCTAACCTGAGTACCGAGTATGAGCGTTTCCTCAAGAGTACCGGTACCAAGACAGGCTCCAACCTCATGGGTAATATGTCGAAGGAACTCGGTGATATCAAAGGCACCATCACCCAGACTAAACTCGCAGACGGAAGCCTGCAGCAGTTGGAACAGACGACCCGCCGGGCCGAGAAAGCCAGCCGTGACTTTGAGAAGCAGCAGAAGAAACAGGAGGAGCAGACGCGCAGAACCAATGAAGAGACAAACAAGCAGTCATCGGCTATCAGTCAGCTTGAAAGTATGATGGGGCGTTACCTGTCCATTTACGCCGTCGGCCGTTTCGCATCAGAGATGGCACAAATAACCGGTGAGCTGGAACTGCAGAAACGCTCTCTCGAGGTTATCATCGGTAATGCGTCGATGGCCAACGAGTTGTACGGCACCATACGTGATATGTCACAGATGTCACCGTACACCTTCCAGGATTTGATGAAATCCACACGTCAGCTCTCTGCCTTCGGTATCGAGACAAAGGATCTGTACGGCACGATGAAAGCCCTGTCTGATATCGGCGCCGGTCTCTCCGTTGACGTGCAGCGACTCATCCTGGCTTATGGTCACACCCGTTCATACGGCTATCTTTCCGGTATTCAGAACCGTCAGTTTGAGACCGCCGGTATCGATATGATCGGAGGCTTGGCAGACCGTTATAACCGTCTCGCCGACGCAGAGGAGCGTGCCGGCCGTGCCGCGGAACACGTCACACGTAAGGATGTGTTCAAACGTATGGCAAAGCGTGACATCTCATTCGAGGATGTCAACGCAGTCATCATGGATCTGGACCGCGAAGGCGGTAAGTTCTTCAATATGCAGGAGCGTCAGTTTGAGACCTTGGGCGGTAAGCTGCGTAACCTGCGTAACAACTACAACATCATGATGTCGGAGATGGGTGAGCAGAACAAAGGCATACTACGTGCCGGCGTCAACCTGCTCAACGAACTCACCGGCAATTGGGAAAAATACGGCGAAGTTATCAAAACCCTCATATGGCCTCTCGGTGCATTGAAGCTCGCCATGATTGCTGTCAATCAAACAGGTGTAGAAGGCGCAAAGATATTCAGTCGCGTGACATTACAGGGCGTACAAATAGGATTCGGAAAGATAACATCTTCCATAAAAAATATCCTGACATCTTCTACTACCTGGATTACCGCTGCCATTGCTGCTATAGCGGGTATCATCACCCATTTTACGTCTATGTCGCGTGAAGCCGAGCGCGTAGCCAAGAGTATGGCTGAGTCTGCCGAGCGTTCTGCTGCCGAAATAGATAGAATATTACAGAAGTACAATGGCGGTGCCATCAACATCTCGCCGACAAAAAGCTATGTGAATGGTAGTGAAGTTACTACCAATAACATACAGTTCAACCGAGATGCCATGCGTTCGCTGAATCTCGGTTATGAGCTCGAGGAGCTGAAACGCAAGCTGCAATCCATGTCACCTTTCTACGAAGGAGATTTGGTGGATATATTCAAACTGCAGAGCCAGGAAGAACAGTTTGAGGCTATCATACGTAAGATGGAGAGTTACCGTCAGTCCGGGGATATCCTCTCCGCATACGAGGATGTCTTTGCAGATAGCAGTAAGGGAGGTTTCTTTAAAGGCATGGAGTCTTTGGAGACCAACCTTAAAGATTATGCTGACAACATCACGCGCATAGGCAAGAGATTGCGTGAAATGCGCGATGATGATGTGCTGACACCCAACTTGGTTGACGGTTTCAATAAGGAACTTAACGGTATTTTGGGAGACGGCAATCTGGCTTCAAAAGTTGAAGAGTTGAGGAATTACTTCGTCAGCACACTTTCTTTGAGTGAGGACGACAGATATCAGTTGTTCCTCTCATGGTCACAAGGTCTCAAAGATACTTATGTCAAAGCTATGGATCTTACCGGTAATGGCGCATACCAATCTCATGCTTCTTCCGGTAACCCATGGCGTTTCGGTGACCTCTTCAGAAAAAGTGCTGTAAAATCAAAGAGTGATCTTGAGGCTAACATTGAGAATGTCGCCAAAGGGTTGGAGACTGCACTCGCTAATGTCGATAGCTATGAAACTCGTATCGCCACAATGCGTACCCGATTCACGTCGTCTATGGAGGGAGCCAATCTCAGTGCTGATGTGTCACGCACACTGTTTGAATCCTTGCTTCGCAATGTCAGTGGCAGGCTGGGTAATGATGATTACACTCAGTTCCTGACAACTGAGTTTATGAGCGATTTCGGCAAGAGTATGTCCGATGCTATCAAGAATAATCCCAACTGGACGCAAGGGCAGGCTTTTGATGCAGCAGCGGGAATAGCCGGTAACATTAAAGAACAATGGATACAGGCCGGTCGAGATGTTGCCTCTTTCTGGGGCGACGGTTTTGTGGAAGAATTGCAGACTTCGGCGAAATCAATGGTTTCTGTCCGTCAGGCATGGCAGGAGGAACTGCAGGGCGCATTCAAATATCAGGATGAGCAAGGTCAGGATCAATGGGGTTACTCGGAATTTTATAACGCATTCACCAACAGAGTGCGCGAAGCAACAGAATCCGATGATATAGGTACTTTCTTCGGTGAGACCATGAAGAAAGTGCATGATGACATGGCTAAAACAATAGAAAATCTCTTTAAGCCTGCGTCTAAGAAATGGGGAATTAATATCGAACCGGACCTGAAAGTCAAGACCGGCAATCTCGAACAACTCAAGAAAGTAAGGGATGATATTGCAAAACGTCTTGATATAACAGTCCTCAATCCCGCGACAAGAGAAGGACTTGAGGAATTGAGCAAAGAACTGAATAAGGTTATTCTCCTCGAGGAAACAGCCAAGGAGTACGGATTCCTATACGGCGAAGATAAGAAAAAAAGTGATGGTACCGGCTATAAAGCAGAATTCGAGAAGCGGTGGGATGAGCGTATTCGCATCATGAAGGAAGCCTACGATTGGTATGACAAATGGGAGAAGTTGGTCGGACATGACAAGGCGTTGGAGAAGGTCAACGAACGTTATCAGGATATATTCGAGCAGTGGCGCACCGACAACAAGATACCGCTTGATTTCGACATCAAGGATATAGCCGATTACAAGAAGTATGTGGAGCAGATACGCGACTCCGCTCTTGAACTTTATAACAAACAGAAGAATAACCCGGCCAAGAATAACGGTCAGGAGGCTCTGCGTGTATACCGTCAGGCTGTATCATTACTTACCGATATCAATTACGATAACGTCACCAAGGCAGCAGAGAAGTTCAGTTCCATAATCAAGAAGACCCTTGATGATATGGATAAGAGGTGGGATCTCTACAGGTCCGTCCTGGAGGCCACCCATGATCAACAGATGGCTTATGACATAGCCGGTATGTCTGAAAGTGAAATGGAGGTTAGTACCGAGGCGGCCGCTGCACGTATCAACCTTGAGGATTTGATATCCGATGCAGGATTCTCAGGTATAGAACTCGATCTGTCACTTGACGAGGAAGGTATACGTGATATGTTCAAAAATGCCATACCTGACACAGATGACGTCGATAAGTATGCAACCAAAATCAACGGTCTCGTAGATGCGTATCAGAAATGGCAGGAGCTGCAACGTGAGATCATCAAATCGGATGTGCAGGTGTTCGCAAGACTCATGGGTGGCGGTCAGTCCTACGAAGATCAGCTTCATAACATCAACGAAGAAGTACGTGAGCAGATAGGAGCCAACCTCCGTCTCGCTAATCTGTATAAAGAGACAGAAGGCAAGAAAGGTATCTCTCCCGAACAAGAAGCTGAAGCCAACAGACGCGCCATAGCTCAGGGTGATTATAAGAAGCTCCAGCTCTCCGCCAACTATATCAATGCCATGAACAACGCTGTTGCTATGACAAGCGATAAGTTTGAGGAGGTTAAAAAATCTATCGACGCCACTCTCGAGTCGATGCTCAGACATGGCGATATATCCAAAGAGCAGTATGTGACTGAGAAGCAGCGTCTTGATACTGCTGAACAAAGTCGTATCGGTGCACCCGGTAGCGCTTTTGAAGCTCAATTACGGGGAGGCTTTGAAGGTCGTGCTTCATATTACCGCTCTTTGCAGAGTATGTACCTGAATCAGATGGGTGCCTCTGAATACTCCGAGGATGCTGATTCCGCATATCAGACGAATAAGAGGAACGCTGAGGCCGCTAAGATTCTGGCTGATGAGGCACAGAAGATGGCTGTCGCTCTTGAGAGAGTTCAGAATGCAGCAAACAAATTGATTTCTGCTATGAACTACTCCAAGGAATTCTTCAACGCGATAGGTGACAAGGATACAGGATCGGGTTTAGAGAAAGCAGGTACGATGCTGAGCTCGTTATACAACGGAGTGTCGACGGGAGCACAGATAGGAGGAGTGTGGGGCGGTATAATAGGAGGTGCCTTGGGTATGGTTGTCGGTGCATTCCAAGTGCAACATCTTGATGCCCAGGAAACGCATCAACGCAACAAACTTCTCATTGACAAATTAAATAATATCAATAAAAACCTTGATAAGATAGCGGAACGCTCTTTAGGGTATGCATCGATGGATGACCAGACGAAAAGCTATTTTGCCGCTGAAATAGCAAGCCACAAAGAGGGGCGAGAGAGGTTGAAAGAGTTAAAGGATGTCGATACGTCCAATATGACAGAAGAAGAACTGAGAAAGTATGAGAGTGAAGTGGCCTTCAGTCAAGCAAAGGCTAACAAATATAGCGAGCACACTATTAAGGCTATGGAAGAAGCTGAAGAAAGTGGAAGTGCTTATATGGCGCAATACGCATCTCTCTTGGCTCAACGAGATCGTGCCGCCAGTGATTTGCGTACCGAAGAAGGAGATAAGGATGGCTCTAAGGAACAAATAGAATCCTACAAACAGCAGATTGCTGAGTTGGATGACCAAATTATACATTTTGGTCAGGATTTGGCAAAAAATCTGTGGGGTATCGACATTAAAGGATGGGCTGATCAGATAAACGATGCTCTCATGAATGCTTTCGAGAACGGCGAGAACGCAGCCAAAGCCTACGAGGACACCGTCCGTTCTATCATGCAGAGCGTAACGAGTCAGATGATGAAGATAGGTATTCTGCAGCCGATGATGGATCAACTGCAGAAGCAGCTCTTCGGTACCCAAAACGATAAAGGCGAGTATGTAGGTGGTACCGTATCATCCAAAGAACTCCTCAATGACCCCGAAGGCTCAGCTAAGAAACTCGTAGAGAAGTCTAAGGATTTCTTTGATGAGCAGGGTAACCTCATGATTACCGCCGCCAGGGAATTTTATGAGGGTATGAACGCGATGATGGGTGGCTCTCTCCGTAACCCCGACACCAAGACACTCTCAGCGAGCGTACAGGGTACCTCTGAGCAGACCTCAGGACTACTTGCCGGTTATGTGGCTACCACCATGCAGGATGTCGCGATGCAGCGCACGATGTTGGAGCATTATCTCAATGAGATGTGGCCCACATACATCGATGATTACGTCAAGAGTATGACGAATAACATCAGTTTGATTCAGTCCAACGTAAAGGATATACGTGATGCTATCGTCGAACCTGGAGGTATGGCGGATATGATCTACGAGATACATAGTATCTTCGATGCGGTATCCAACGGCTCCAGGATCAAGTCGATATCTACGGAATAAGACAAATACTTACAAAAAAAACGCAAAAGGTGCTGTCTTCTCGGATGGCACCTTTTTTGCTCTAATGCGAAAAATCAAAATAGTAAAAAATCCAGGTCAGAAACGGTTTTTGTATTTTATATCCTTGTCAGCGTTAAGAATGGTGTCCGGAGAATGACGGACGACGAAGACCTTCGCCAAATCCTCTTTCTCCACCGTCACCTGAGCCTTGTCGAACAGATGTATGATGACGAAGCTCCTGTTCTTGGCGGACACCTTGACGGATGAAGTATCCTGTATATGTATGACACCTGATGATATTCCATTGTAGCGAACGGTGCTCTCTGAGTTGCCAGTGATAAGAGCTTTCTCAGGATTAAGCAG